GCTGAGTCTACTTCAAAAGAAATAATAGATTTGCGTAATGAACCACCACCGTTAAAGTTTTCACCTAGTACGTTGCCAGACACTACATATTTATCTTCTACTGCCATAATTTTTTTCCTCTATTTAAAATGTTAATTACAAAGTGGTTGTATTGTACTTAATAACAGCCGTTCCATTTTCACGAACCGCACCAATATTCATAGCACCCTTCATGATCCAAGTGTCATGCTTTTCAGGAGCTTTTACAATGTCCCATTCTAGGTTTCTCTGCATTCCAAGAGTTACCGCACCAGGGAAGCCCATCTGATCTGTTTTGCCAACAATCATGTAACATTTTCTAGTCGTAGAAGATACATCTAAAATTGGTGGGTCAATGCTTGCTTGCTCTGGGTTAGATGCAAAGCTAATCATATTAACTCCAAGAGCGTTTATGATTTGTCCGTTGCTATCTCTCGTGGTTGCTGTGCTTCCAGTGTATAAACTAGAAGTCATTTCAAGTTCTTGTTCATATGAGTCAAGTTCTTGTTCTGTGATGAGGTGATGTAATTGGTAACCGTCTTGGATGTTCCAGCCACGTGAAGATAGAGTTCTTTTTGCTTCTCTTAATTTCTCGTAAGTTGTTCCAGCAGTAGCATTAACAGTTACAACGCCATCAGTGGCGGCAGTTACTGTAGTTGCTCCAGCTTTTCCAGTTTTAACATCTGCGTCTAAAGAGTCATAGATAACTTTATCCATTTTTCTTTGGAATGCAGCTTGCATTTGGCTAACCATTGATGCCTGATATTCGGAATCAGTTATCATTTGTCTCATCTTGTTTTTATCAAGGAACATGTCAAAGATGAATCTATCTGCTGATAGTTGTCTTCTTTCATAACTTGGTTCAAATTGAGAAACTGGTGCGAAAGCATCATTGTTTTTTCTTACGTCTACTTTACCTACTCTGTCTACGAATTTGAATTCTGCGTCTACTTCGGTTAAGTTTACTTTGTCTTTTAGTTTAGAAGTTGATTGCTGTACCATCTTCCTCAGGCGATCATCAAACCTGTTGATGAAACCTGTATCGATCAATAAATCTGCCATAGGTGTTTACCATAAAATTATTTAAAATTAAAAATTACAATCGATATGCTACCCCTTGCGGGACAATTTCTATCAATTAACGCCTGAGTGAGGCGGATTAACCATAATCATTTCATGGACTTAGATAAGCTACCCATATTTTCCGATAGTATACGGGTAGTATTTATTTGTCAACTAATAAAGTTTAACGCCATCTTTATACATTTTGTTTATTCTTTCTTCAGTGGCTTTGTATTCAGGGTCAAACTTACTCATCTTGGCAAACTTGTCATTTAATCCTAATAATTCAGTTTTAGATTGCTCCAATGTATTTGCAGGAGCATATCCAGTAGTAACAGTATCTGGTTTAAAGAACTTGCTATTCATATTATTAACAAGACTTACCACTGCTAGTAACTCATCATTATTAAATTTGTCAAGATCAGCTCTGTGTTCTTCCGGTAGATTTTCTGTGATTAATTTGGTAGCATTCTGTAATATAGACTGGTATTTATCACCAAACATCTGCTTGCCCTTCTCATTGAATTCAGCTTCTTGTTGCTCAGGAGAGACAAAGGACTCTTTGTGTTTATCAATAGCATCACTAAGATAGTGCTTTCTTAATTCATCAGCTTGATTATTAGTTAATCCAATTTTATGAGCTAGGTCCTTAAATTGTTTCACACTCTCATCATTCACTTCAAATCCATCTGGCAGAGCATCAGGATTGCTTAGCTCATATTTGTCTGCTTCCTCAGGTCTACCAAGTTTATTGTAGAATTTGCCTAAATCTTCAGTGCTTGCATCATCTCCCGGTATTCTAACACTATTCCCCATCATTTTCTGTAATTCAATGTGAGACTTAGCAAATCCGTTAATATCTTTGTATTCCTGTAGTGAAGTGTGGGTTTTGAATTCATCAGATAATAAACTTCTAAAGTCTGTATCTGTAGTTGTGGCTGGTGTTGCTTTTACTGGTTCACTTATGGGAGTAAGCATATCTGTGCCTACTGACACTGTTGGGACTGCGTCCGCACCTGGAGTATCCATATCATTTTTCCTCTATTTCTAAGTTAATCAAAGTTTCTTTGTTAAAATGTTTTCTGAGTTCAAGATATAATCCCCTTCTTGCCTCATTGTATATTGTGGAATCTGTAAATATATTGCCATTCATAGAAACCACGCTTGGCTTTAAGAATCCACAATTATTAATTAGCCACTCACCGAGTAGTTTCCCATCGAGTGTAGCAAATAGTCTATTGAAAGCATCATTTCTACTTTCTCTTTCTTTTTCTCTGCTGTCAGCTTCTGCCTGCTTACTATCTTTCTTACGTTCAGAAGTTTCAACATTCTTATTTAATTCTATTTCGTCCATTCATTATGCCTGTTTAACATTTTTTGCTATTTCGCTAACTTCTTTTCCTGCTGCTAAAGTAGTTTCAAGTTGCTGTTGCTGACTTCTCTTGGTTCTTATTGATTCAACTTCGTCATCATCTTTAAATATATCTATATTGACTGAAACATTCCCTATTGCCTTAATAGTCTTATCATAGTCAAGATTATCAAATACTTCCATGCTCTGAGTCAATTGAGACAGCAAGCCTGCATTATTCCACACCTGAAGTATTGTGTTGTTATCAAGCAACTTCTTCTCAAGCTCAAACTGTGTGTAGAATTCAACATCAATCAAATCTATAATGTCGTTTCCTTCCTCTAATAGAGCCACAATATCCTCTGGGATAATTCTTGGATCATTACCAATTGCTTCTTCAAATTGAATTCTTGGGTCATCAGGCATAAATCCAAACTTACCTTGATCAAATAGGATTGCAAAAGCTCTCTTCACAATAGGCTCATACTTCTCACTTCTCTTTTTAGATAACAAAGCTCCAAGAGATTGCTGCCTTATCTGTGCTCTAATCTGAGATTCACCAAGAGTCATTTGAGTATCATTGTTGAAATCAAGTAGTCTGTCTATACCATAGAAAGCATTGATTGATTCCTGTAATCTTAATATTGCTATTTCCGTTGCATTTATATCACCCTTAGTAGGTACCATGTCAAATAGAGGACTTTGAACCCTTCCACTCAATCTAAAAGGTGTTGAACTACCGGGTGAAGTATCAATTATATTTCCTTGCAATGAGTCAGGATCATAGCCAATTGCTGGGTCAGCCATTCTATTCAATATGATAATCTGGTCTTCTCTAACTTTGTTTAATTGTGATATATCAGAAATTGCCATCATAGAAGGAGAACGTCCATATCTCTCGCCATTCTTTTTGCCTTCTCTTGAAGTAAAGACAGGATTATATTCAAATCCGCCTTGAACTCCCTGCTTCTTCATTTCAAGTTTAGACTCTAAGTCAATGTATACACTCTCAAAAGGCATATTGTCTTTGCCTTGCAAGAAAGCATTTCTCATTTTTCTAGGCTGTATTATATGAAGTATCTTAACATTCTCATTAAATTTATTTGCGTTGTAGTCTCTGCTGGTACGTTCTGATACATTCTCTAATCCAAAAGTATCTACCGTTTGTTTGACACTAAGCTGATAGTTTCTGTATATGGTGTCAACTTTGCTGTTGATAGTCTCATTAACATAACATTCTTTAACTTGGAATAATGTCAGTATTAAACCGTCGCCATCATTTGGTGCTAAATATGAGTATGATGAGCCATAAGCTCCCTCATCCATTTCAGATTCAAAGAATACTCTATCTGATTCTACTTTGTATAATTCCTCTTTTACCACATTAGATACATACTCAAACCATTCATTGTTATCAGTAGCATCATCAAACAATTCAGGATTTGGCTTATATGCAAACTTCCCACCATCCCACAACAATGAACCTAGTGTTGAAGAACGAGAGTTGAGGGCTAGCTGTGCAGTGTTATCAAATAAATCAGTATTTAGAAATGTTCCCTGTTCTTTTACAAATGTAAAATTAGCTTTTCTAACATCAACAAATTCAGCCACAGTCTGCCAAGTAGTATCCCAGTTGAATCGTTCAGCCTTCATACTGTCAAATATAGCCAGTCTGTCTTTTAATTCAGTTACCATAATTATTGCCCTAATAGAGTTTTGCGACCCGTTGCTGCTTGTGTTTGTGTTGCTAATGATGAATCGCTTTGAAACAATTTCAATCTTCTCTGTCTCTGACTTTCTGCAATACCTGTTTGTTGAGCTTTTAGAGTGTTTGCTTTATTAAGAGCTGTATTAGCAGCATTTTTGTCTTCCTTCTTAGATTTTTTTCCTTTTCCAAATAGGTCTATTGGATCAATTAATTTATCGATGATTCCAATTCCAGTGCCTTTCCTTGCTACTCCAATTGGGTCAAGAACTCTTTGTAGTCCAGATGGTATTGCTCCCATTTCTATTTCCTCTTAATTAAAGTTGTTAATGATGAACCAGTTGCTCTCCTCACTTCTACTCTAGTAGATGAGCTTGTCTCTTTCACCTCATTAATATTAAATGCAAAAGTTAATGCCAAAGCATCTGCCCTATCTGGTGAGCTGAAACCCTTGCTTTTAATGTCTATCTTTCTATCAAGTTTAACCTTAAGTTCTCCAGGTCTATACGTGACAGATTCAAGTTGTTCCTTAAGAACGACAGTATCCTTATTTTTTGGAATGTCAAGACCTTCTTCCATGGTCTCTCTTAATTTACCATACATCTCCGCTCTCTTATTAAAGTAATGATCTTTATCATCTGCCGTAGTTCCACTCTGCACATCAATTGGCTCATATCCAAAGTGTCTAAGGAAGTCAAGAGGACTTGAACCAACTCCAATCCCATCAACTAATATAGTTGTTGTATGCCATCGCATACATTGTTTAACAACTTCAGTTGCTAATTCTTTACCATGTAATCCCCTAAACCCTAGAAAGCCATGAACTTTACGACCTTGACGCACACAGATAACACTCTCATCATCACCATCTCTTGCAACGTCAACACCAATCACCACATTGAAATCATGATAATATGAGTATTCAAGATCAAGACACTTTTCAATCAAGTCTCCACCTATAAACTGAGAGCTACTACTATTAGGAAATTCTCCTTTAACACGGATACGAATATAGTCTGAGTCCTCTCCATGTTGCCTGATATCCTCTTCTATTTCCTGCTTATTTGTAAATGATACCTCTCTTGAGTCAACGGTGATATTGCTCCAACGATGAGCGTTCTTACCAAATGCTTCACGAAATGAGCCCCTGTTCTGTGTTGGGTTAGAGAATGCCAGGAATATGCAGCGTCCTGTCTTGATTGTACCTTCAACAACATCCCAAATAATCTCAGGAACACCCGACGCTTCATCAAATATTATCAGTACATCATTAGCATGTATTCCCTGAAATGCTTCTGGTCTTGATTCATTATAAGGAATTGCGACAGCTTTCCAGCTTTCAGGTTGGTCTTTCAGATAAAATGATGTTGCAGTCCATTCAAACCACTGCTTATTGAATGACATTTGATGCCATTTTGACAATTCTCTCCAGTCTACGTTCTTTAATTGATTTTCTGTGTTTGCTGTAACAATGATTTGTGGATTCTCCCTTGTTGACATAAACCATTGAATTATCCAAGATAAGCAAGCAGTCTTTCCGATTCCCTGCCCTGATTTGACTCCTTCACGAATTACATAGTTGTTCGGATCAATTGCTTCTTTTGCTTTGATTTGGTCTCCAATATCTTCTAGGAGTTCTTTTTGCCACTTCTCTATTATCCTATTCTCTAAAGTTGAGTCTTTTTCTCTCCAAGGATATGCTTGCCTGACAAAAGCAAGTGGTTCGTTGTAAGTTTTAAATACTTCGTCTAATAAATTCATGTTTTCAACTTAAGATTGGTATAAACCCTGTATATCTGAGCATTTTTGAGGATGCGCAACAACTATGCGTTGGTATTTACTGGGTATTTTATGCCATCTATAGTCTTATATTTGGAAATAATGTAATCCCTTCCCGTCACCTCAGGAGGAATAATATCTGTTTTAGTTTTTGAAAGCAACCATTTAATCTTGAATAGTATCTTCTTCATTATTGCCCCTGTTCTTGAACTTCTTTAGCCCATCAATGATATTTAAATGACCCTTTATATTCAGATTGTCCTCGTAGTATCCAAGGAGCTTGCCCTGTTCCTTGAGGCATTCTCTAATCTCCTTTACAGCGTCTTTAGTAGGCATTCCTAGAATTGGTGGACCGTCTTTTGGTGGACCGTCTTTATCGTAAGATAGTGCAGGATTCTCTATTTTACCAATCAATGACTCTAGTTTAATTAGTATATCATCCTTAGTTTTAGCAAAGCCTTTTATGGTTGCAGCCTCTATTTTAGCCTTTAATTCTGTTGTTCTCGCTGAAATCTCGCTATTCTGCATAAGCATATAAGCATTATTAGCTATAGTATCGTCCTTCATATTACTGGTACTATAAGCTCCCCTATAAGCATCTGATTGATTACTTCCATTAGCTACTAATTGTGAAAACTTTTCTTGTTTAGCTGTTAGATTCATAATACTTACTTAATAGTTCATCTATTGTAGGCTCATTAATTTTATGTTTTAAAGCTGCTAATTCTTTTCTAGCACGCTCTATATCTTTGAATACATCCCGTCTGATAGTCATTAGACATCCAATGTCATTTTTAAGCTCATCAGTTATGGTCATTTATTAACTCCTTAGCCTTTATCTCCTCAATCAACCCAGCAATCTTCTTATTATGCCAATTATTTATTTTAAGCTCCTTTGCTTTTTGTCTTATATCATCAATCTTAACACCTTCTCCTGGCTTAAAGAACTGTTCTTTGCCAATATCACCGTATTTTTTTGGTTCTTCTACCTTCTCACCAACAGCAAAGACATTATCAACTCCAGTCTCGTCTATGTAATATAATTCACCGTCAATTCTGATGAGTGGTGTTGGATGTACTGGCTTAACAAGTTCAACAACCTCCATAGGGACTGTAAAGAACTCACGCAGTCCTCTAAACTCAGGGTCTTCTTCTCTCAGCTTCTCAGATGCTTCTTCTCTCATTGCAAGTAAACCAGCGTTTTTAACCTCAATTTCAAACTCCTGCTTCTTCTTGCCCATGTTTGTATTCTTATAATAACTTCCGTGAACTTTCATATTATCGACCTTTTTTAACTACATAAATCATCATTATAAATACTATAATAACACATACAAAAATGCAATGATTATATAACAACACCATACTTAATCCTTGAATTTACAGGATATTGAATTACCACCGCTACCGCCATAACATATCACCTCATTATTCTCACATCTCACAAGCTCAGGGCGGATCCCTTTAACAAACTTACAATCAAGACTGTACATATTGCCTGCATTAGCAGCAGTACAGGTAGCCGTTATTATTATGGCCGCTACTAGTACAATAAAGCATAAATTATATTTTTTTAGTATTCTTCCTATAGTATCCATATTATCTCCTTTAGTTACCAGTCTTCAAATGAAGATGGGTCTTTAGTTTTTTGTTTAGTTTCTTAATTTCTTTTTCTAAATCTTCTACTTTACATACGTAATAAATAACAATAAAGAATAAAAATAAAGTCATTTACTCCTCCAATATTTTTGTAATCTTCTTGAGTTTCTCTATTGATACCCCTTTGTAAGTTCTTTCTTTTGTCATTCTGACGCTAACGCTAAAGAATATAAGCAATATAAAAACATCTAAAATATTATTCCCATCAATGAATGTATAGTTAAACCAAAAAGCGGCACATAACAATGCAATATTTAATATGCCGTTGATAAAACACTCAAAATCTGTTCTTTTACTAATTTCTACGTTTATTTCTTTCTGTTCCATAATAGTTACTCCTCCAATATCGGCTCATTCGCCATTGTGTTTTTAACACCATAATCCTGCAACACATTAACTTTTGGCTGCTGTAGCTCCTGTACTTGCTCTCGTAATATATCTATAGCCTCTTGTGTTGACTGGTGTAATGTTTCTATAGCCTCTTTGTGATTTAATAATGACCCACGCATACTACTAAACGTGCCGATAGAAAACCCGAGTGTAGCTGCTATTATCAATATTAGAATCGTCTCTTTCTTAATCATCACTCAATCTCCTTTACTTGTTTAAAAAATATGGGTCAGTCGTCAACCCGTATAATACAAATACTAAGCAAGCAATACCTGCTATTGATAAAATTACTGCTAATCCTTTAATCATTCTGTCTCCTTCTCCTATGTTCCAAAGTTTTTTACAAATTTCTCTGCGTTAAGTTCATCTATTCTTTCAACAGATGCTTCTTTTACTCCGCCTGAAATATAATTAAGTTCCAATGTAAGAGGTATCCAATAATCAGTATCACCAAGGTAATGAAAATACAATTTATTATCTGTCTCCTCTATAACACCACGAATATCTATTCCATTTATATTTAGATTTACCGCTCCTATTTCTTCACTCATTCTGCGTCCTCTGTTTGTTTTCCATTAATAAAATTAAACTCTTCAGCTGTAATTGTAGAAATTGTAGCAGTATCTACAGGATATTTTCTAGATTTTAATTTACGAATCCAATTACATATCCAAGTTGGTATTAACTCGAAAAAAAGATAAGCTAGAAAAAAACCGATAAATAAACCAATTGGAAACCCTATTAACCAACAAAAAAATATCATACCATCTCCACATCACTCTTCAACTGCCCTGTGCATAAATTAAGCGTCAGTTTGTAGTCCTTCATTAATTGCTCAACGATCGGCTCTAGCTGTACAATCATGTGTGCTGTTATCTCCTTTTCAGTCTCTTCTTGGTTAAACCATCCTAGTACAGTGTAATAATGTACCTTGATGCCCTTTTCCTCCAGAATAGTGTGCAGCTTCTTCCTGCTTATCTTTCTATCTAGCTTGTAAAGTCTTTCAACCAATACATCGTTTCTGTCTGTTCTGTCTGAACCTTTCATGTCTAATCCTGTTTATTGTTAAATGCTCGTCTTTCCGAGCCGTCATATTCACCGACCGCGGTCTTTGATGGAATTGAACCACCGTTTCTTACCAAATCTCAATAACCGAGCAGGAATCGAACCTGCATTACTCTACTGTCATCTTTAGCCACAGTGAGCTCTATTGTTAATATGTCGTTGGCAAGAGAATTTCACTCTTGCATAGGGTTCTACATGATAGACTAGTTCCACATGTAAATATGTATATTCCCCTCGTTTTGTTTACAATTGCAATTGTAAACGTTTCCTCAATACTCAGAAACACTAGCGTCTTATTCCGCCACAACGATGTTAGATGATTGGATTCGAACCAATGATACCGCAGTCTACGACCACAGCGTGTTACCGCTTCACCACATCCACAATTTATACTATAACACACAATTTCCTCCGTGTCAAGAGTTATTTATTTATATATATTATATTGATAATGTAAGATAAGTGTTTCATTATGAGATAAGTACATAATTAATACTTGACATACATAAATAACCATTATAGAATCATACCAGTTGAATGAGTTTACTTGCTAGTAGATTAACTCCGTAAGGTAACTGTCCTAGCAAATAGACTCAATCACTATATATAATAATTAACAAAGGATAAACAGCATGGAAATAAAAATAGAAACCGTCAGGTCTGGACAGACTGAAAGCTACGGAGCTAGTTATTATGAATATATCATAACCTCAAAAGGATTTTCGGAGGAACAGATTATAGATTTTTGTACTAAAATTTTATATGAATGCAACAATCCAGCTAAACTTAGAAAAACTGATAGTTTTGGTGCATATTTAAGAGAATTTTATTCTTTTGAACAAATTGAAAAAGATAAATACAAATATTTAGTAACAAGACCATACGATGATTAACAAACAACAGGTAATATCATGACTACAAAGCAAAGCAAAATACAGTTTCCTGATAGCCTATGGACAGCAGAAATGAACATCATTGATGAGCTTAGGGATAGCGAGAAATCCAGTGAGCAGCGAGAGTACCTAGTGCATAATCTTGAACTTGTACAAGCGAAAAGAAGAAGGAATAACAACAAACAAATTGAGGCAGATTATGGAAAGTAAACACACAAAAGCGATACTAGAAGTCGGAGGCTCTGAAACAAAGATATGTGAAGCATACTGCTATAAGAATGGAAAAAGTAAATTATTGTACTACAAAGAGACCGACAAAGTTTATGAAGTATTAAGAAAACTGTTGAAAAAAGGATATGAGCTTGCAGACTTTTACCCGTATTATTTTGATAAAAATGAAGTAGCACGCAAATTTGAAATACAAACAAGCCACAATTTTGATCGCAGTATTACAATCAATACAACGATTGCAGATTTATTTGAAAAGGAGAAATAATTAAGATGCAGACGTTTGATAGAAGCACCTATGAATCACATAGAAAAAAGAAGTTGCTTGATTACAAAATCAAAAAAGCAGAAGAGGAGGGAGAGAAAAGC